CCCGTCGTCGTGGTCCGCCTTCGGAAAATGCCGGAGCTGCTGCAGCATCACCTTCTGGGAGGTGTGGAGCCGGATATCCCCGTTGACCACGTACGGCTGGATCCCCTGGATGCGCAGCAGCTTGTCCGTGTGGGGCACGATCGCCTTGGCCGGCACCGGCATCCCGCGCTTGATCGACTCCCGGATCAGCATCTGACGCAGGAACTCCTGGAACTGGACCGACTCGAAGCCCCAGACCACGCAGCGGTATTCCTTCTGCAGGGCGATGACGTCGGCAATGATCTTGTCGGGCACCCGTTTGCAGATCGAGGCCTCGACCACGTCGAGCTTGCCCAGCTCCCGGGAGAAGCCGCCGACGAGGATCGCGGACGGGTCTCGGCTCTTGCCTTCCTTTCCCAACGACGGGTCGCACGCCCCGACGAACACCCAGTCGCGCCGGCGCTCGACCCAGAAGAGGATGTTCGAGAACAGCGCGTCCTCGTCGCTGATCGGATCGTTCTGCTGCTCCGAGTCGAACGCCGCGTGCCCGTCCCGGGCGCGCTTCTCCATCAGATCGCGCAGCGGCCGGGCGGCCGGCCATGACACCACGGCGCCGCGTTCCATCTCCCGCCGGTGTCTGACGTAGTAGGCCGCCGCGGCCTCGGGACCCTCGTTCAGGAGCTGCTCTTCCCACTTGTCCCACAGGTCCATCCGGTCCGGCCAGTCGATGACCGCCTTGAACACCTGGCGCTCCCAGAGCGGATCCTTGAGCAGCCGGGAGAGGACCGAGTCGTAGTGCAGGATCGTTCCGATGACCAGGACGTCGAGCGACCCGTCGGGCGGGCCCAGGGAAAGAACCGTCTTGCGGAACCAGCGCTCAAGCTTGTCGCGCTGCTCGGGCGTCTGGACGTTCTCATCGTTTTCCAGGTCGTCGCAGACGACCAGGTCGGGCCGGTAGGGGCCGTGGCGCAGGCCGCGCATGCGCTTCCCCGAGCCGAACCCCTGGATCTTCACGTCGGAGCGGGTGATGAGCAGCCCCTCGCGCCAGATGCGCCCCTCGCCGCACACCTCGGGGAAGTCGGTGCGCAGCCGGGGGTTCCACTCCAGCTCCGCGCGGATCGCCTCGACCATCATCGCCGCCTGGTCGAACGCGTCCATGACGATCGGGATGAACCGCTTGGCGCCTTTGACCACGCACCAGAGCACGAAGATCTGGGAGACGATCGTCGACTTCGCCTCGCCGCGAGGCGCCGCGATCGCCTTCCGGCGGCCCTTCGGATCCGCGATCACCAGCGGCAGCTCCGAGTAGAGCCAGTCGTGGACGACCGAGTTCTTGTAGGTGACGTAGTGCGGGAAATACGTCCGGGCGAAGAATTCCAGGTCGCACAGCGCCTGCCTGCGTCTTTTGGCGCTCTTTTCGGGGTCCGGATCGAACCCCATGACCTTCGCCTCGATCAGGTCGTGGAGCTGGGAGCCGAGTTCCGCGATCCCCCGCTTGAAGTCCTTGACCGAGAAGCCCTTACCCATAGATCCGCGCCGCCTCGAGCGCGAAGGGCTCCAGGATCTCGACGAACGCCGGGCCGTGCGTCGGGTATTTCTCGACGACGAACTTGGAGAGCTTGTGCAGCACGTCGTGGACGACCGCGAGCTTCGAGATCTCGGGGGAGGCCTCGCCGGCGGCGTGGACCGTCTTGTGGAAGGCGTCCGCTAGCCGGGAGACCGCCTCCGCCTTCTTCAGAGGCGGCAGCTCCGTATCGGTCCGGATCGCTTCCATGGTCGCCTGGTGCAGCGGCAGATAATCCTCGAGGATCGTCTGGACGAACTTCTCGATCCCTTCGCCGGCGATGCGGTTGGACGCGCGCGCCCGGTCCCAGTCGTCGCCGGCCGCCTTCGCCGCGGCCTTCCAGCGGGAGGCCGTCCGGAACGGGATCCCGAACCGTTCCGCGGCGGCCTCGAGCGGCAGTCCCTGGACGTAGGCGACCCGGACGGATCGCCGGGTTTCTCCGTCGTGAGCCATCTAGCTGCCCAGGCCCAGCTTGGACTTGACCATCTCGACGAGCACCGTCGCGCCGAGGCCGGCGATCAGGCCGTTGCGTGCGGAACGGACCTCGACGGTGCGCAGCCGGTTGTCGATCGATTCCAGCAGGGCGGTCTGCTCGGTCTGCGTCATCTGGATCGCCGAGGTCTTCGCGTCGAGCCTGCCCAGCAGCATCGTGTGTTCCTGGACGAAAGGTTCATGGTTGTGGCCGGCCATGCGTCTACTCCTGTTTCCCGGTTGATGTCGTTTCATGGCGATACCCCTGAAGGATCGCCTCCAGTTCTCGCGCATAGCCGGACAGCGCCTCGAGGCTGGCCGCGTACGCCTTCATCACGACGGCGGGCGGGTCGTCCCTGCGGAGGGAGGCGATCGGCAGATGTGGGCGGGCGATTGCGGGCGGCGCCGGGCACGGCACCGCGACGGGTTCTTTCACGACCACGGGCGCATGGGCGCACCCGAGGCAAAGCAGCAGGATGGGCATCAGGAAGCGTTTCATGGGGCGGCCTCCTCCCATCCTGTTCCGAACCGTGCGCCGAACTCGGCGCCCCAGGAGACCGCCGACGGGCAGTCGGAGGGCACCGGTTCGGCCAGCACGCGCTCGACGCGCGTCACCGTCACGACGCGGATCCGGGCAGCCGCCTTCTCGGCGGCCTCCGCGCGATCGTGTTGGGCGACTGCGGCAGTCATCCAGTCGGCGATCGCCGAGTTCTGCTCCTTCACGGCGGCAGCCATGCCGGCGTTGGACGCCTTCGCGCGGGCCAGGTCGAGCTGTGCTGATCGAAGCCGGTACGACTGGACGCCGGCCACGGTCGTCAGCGCGACGAGCGCGATGATCCATGGACGCTTAAGAAGCAGTTCCTTCAGGAGCAGCAGGAGCGGCATCCGGAACCCCCTTTCCACCGGCGTAGCGCAGGGAGATGAACTTCGACGCGACCTCGGCGGCGCCGACGATCGCCAGGTAGATCAGCAGCATGTCGGGGTCGAGGGTGTCGGCGATCGCCTGGAGCAGGATGACGAAAGTCGCAACGGCGTACGCGACGTTCGACCAGATCTTGGTATGGGAAAGGCGGCCGGTTCGCTCGTTCGTGACCAGGTCGAAGGCTTTATGCCGCATGAGGCGCCTTCTTCGTCAGTTTCCAGAGGCTACGGTGCATCCGGCGTCTCTGGGCGCGGGGGAGCTGGTGAAACGGCATGGACGGGGGATTCTTTCGGTTGCGCAGCCGCCCGAGGAACGATCTGATTCGCTTCCACATGCTTCCTGTCCTCCTCGCCCAGCGGGCATTGGACGTACTTTCGCTTGCAGATCGTGCAGATCTCCGCCCGAAGGAAGGGCGGCTCCCACGCCTGAAAACCCGGCCAGCAAAGCCCGGGGTGGATCCTCATGCCGGCCGCGCGCCGGCGACGAGGGCGCGAAGTGTGTCCATCGGGAAATGCTTGCCCGGGCAGCTCTTGTACTGGCCCCGTCTCCAGTCGAAGCCCGCCATGGCGCCGACCTCCCGGTGGCCGAGGATCGCGTTGACCGGGATGCCGTACGTCGCGCAATCGGCCTTTGCCTGCGCCGCGACGGCCTTGAGGATCTCGACGTCCGGCGGCGCCAGGTCGAAGTTCCCGACGATGCAGTAGCCGATGCTCTTGAAGTTCATGGCCAGCTCGCGGCAATGCGCGCCGGGCTCGCCGATCGCGCGTCCCTCGCGCAGGACGAGCGTCGATCCGACCCGCTCGAAGCCGCGGTGGTAGCCGATCTCGATGTCCGGGCGCTCGACGCCGGGGATCTTCTTGGCGAGCATCGCCGCCCCCTCTTCGGGCGTTAAAACGCGGCCCTGGTAACGCCAGCTCATGTGGTATCGGCGGATGGCGTCCCAGTCGTTCGCGGTGCCGTCCCGGGTCGCGGAGTGGTGGATGATGATGTTCTGCGGCTGGATCCGGGCCATGAACTCCCCTTAGAAGGACGGCATTCGGCGCGGCGTTTCACGCGCGCGCGAGACACCGTCAGAGTAGGAGTTCGCCCGAGACAGGTATGGCCAAGGATTTGGGAATTCGAATAGGAAAAGGGCGGGGGATGAGCCCCGCCCTTCAGGGAAGAAATCTACGCTTCCCGTGCCCTGGTTGTCAATCGGCCGGCGGCACGGGCCGTTACGTCACCATAGCCTCGAGGAGGTGGAGATAGGTGATCGCGTCCCCGATCTTCTCGCCCCACGCGGCCGGGTCGCCCATCTCCCCGCGATCGCGAGCCTCGATCATGTCGACGATCGAGACCAGATGCTTGCTCATGTAGCCGAGCAGCGCCCGCTCGGGCGTGCAGCGCATGAACGCGGCGCCCTGCTCGAAGTTGTGGAACCGCGCCCCGCCGGCCGCGTACTCTTTCCCCTTGACCAGCAGCAAGTGGCGGGTCTTCGCCATCCGGTCGATGATGATCGAATCGAACCGGCTCGCGGTCTCGCCCGAGATCTCGTGTGTCACCGTCACCTCGAGCGCGGCGGGCGGCTCCGGGGCGCGCTTCTCCTGCCGGGCGGCCGCGCGTCCCGCCTCGATCTTCGGGTTGGGTTTCTGGAGGCGCGGATCCTCCGCACCGGGGCGCGTAAGGAGAAATCCGCGGGCGGTTCCCCAGAACGCCACCTCCTTCTCGCGGATCAACTCTTTCACCGCCTCGTCGATCTCCTCCGCGGTCAGCTTCTCGAAATTGGTCAGCCGGGAGCGGTTGACCGATCCGACCTTCTCGATCTGCCGCAGGATCTTCTCTTTCGGGGTTGCCATTGTCGTCTCCTTGTGTTCGGCGGACGCCTCTCGCCCGCAACTCATGCATTTCGTCACATCCGGCTCGCCGAGGGAGCCGCGCGATACGATCAGGACGCCGTTGCAGTGCGCGCAGCGGGTCATGCGTAGTCCTGCCACCTGGCGCACGTATCGAACGAGTTGCGCGGCGGGTTGTGAGTCTGCGTGCCGCACTGTCCGTGGTCGACGCCCTCACGGTGGCGCGTCCAGCCGACACACGTCTCGCAGCGCCGATGTGCGGCCAGCGCCAGCCGGTCCATCGTCAGGGCGAGATCGTCGGACAGGTTCTCGTCTTCGCGCTCCCATGCCGTCAGCACCGCCAGCGCGGCTTGAATCAGCGTTTCGCAAACCATCTACTTGCCCTCCTCCCTTGCGTCATGGTCGTCGCACTCGGTGCCGTGGTCGTAGGCCGTCCGCAGGCTGATCGCCTCCTGCTTCGAGCACGCGCCCATGTACCCGTCGATCCAGAGCCAGAACTTGCAGCTCGCACAGCGCTTCATGGATGGTTCTCCTCCTTCGGGAACAACGCCTGCTGCTTCGGATCCGGCGGCCGCTGGGCCCGGCGGACCGCGTGGATGATCTGGTACAGGCGCGTGTGGGTGATGTCGTACTGGCGGCACAGCTCGAGGTCGGTGGCCTTCCGGTCCTTCCAGCGCCCGTAGATCTCGACGTCGCGCTTGGAGAGGGTGAAGGAAACGCCCTTCGGGATGTAGATCTTCTGGCCGCCCCAGTATTCGCGGATCTTGTCGGCCGTATCCATCCCGGCCTTCGCCGCCTCCTCCGGCTCCATGCCGCGCTCCTGGAACAGCTCGGCGACGACGTCGGCCAGGTCTTTGAGAACCTCCGGGTATTCCATCAACGGCTCCCTTCCGCGCGCGCCAGCCACAGCTTCAGGGCCTCGATCACCCGCCACGCCTCGCCGTCGTCGATGAACCGAAGCGCGTCCTTGCCCGTCATCCGCTTGACGTACGAATCGAGCGCCTTGTCGGAGTTGTTCCGGATCCCCCCGGCGCGGTACAGGTCCCGCCACAGGAATCGGATTTTCGAGTGCTGCTTGTTGGCCGACGGGTTCCGGCGGCGCACCGGCGGCGTGAACCCGAGCGCCCGGAACCGGTCGAGCACCCGCTGCCGCCCCGCGAAGTCCAGGTCGCGCGCGGAGCGCTTTCCCGTCTCCTGGAAGAGGAGTTCCCGGTATTCGTCGTCTTCCAGCGCCAGCTTCTTCTTGCCGACGTGGATCGCGGCCAGCTCCCGGTTGCGGTCCGGATCGGTGCCCGGCATGGTGCGCCTCCCCCCCATCAGGCCTCCTTGACCTTCCAGCCCAGGCGGTTCGCATGCTCCTTGAGCAGGCGGGACGCCTCCCGCCGCTGTTCCGTCAGCGGGATTCCGCCCACCTTCGTGACGACGTAGGGCGCCAGGCGGGTGAAGACGCCGTAGCGCATCACCCGCCCCCCATCCTTCAGGACACGGCGCTTGTCGACGAACACCTCGCGGCCGACCGCGTCGATGTAGACGATCGGCGCGCTGCTCACGACGGCCAGTTCGCGCTGTTGGCGGACTCGGCCATCAGCGCCTTGCCCAGGTCCATGCACTCGGTGCGCGTGAGGCGCCCGGGGCGCATGGCGTAGGGCTTGCCGGACTTGTTGGTCTTCACCCGGTCGATGTGGAGCTTGACCGGCCCGTCGCCGTACTGGCGCAGGGAGAGCGCGAACTCCCCCTCCTCCGCCGGCACGGGGGTCAGGGTCTTGATGAGCTTGTCCTTGGTCTCGTCGTATGCCACGTTCTCGTTCCTCCTGGTCGTTGTGGGGTTGCTACATCGTCTCTTCGAGTTCGGTCTCGATCGGGCGGACGTAGAAGTTTTCGGTTTGGGTGATGGAGATGCCCTTGATGTCGGAGACCACCTTCGGGTCCTCTAGGATCGCCTCCTTGTTGATCTCCTCCTTGGTCCGGATGAGCCTGCCGAGCCCAAAGCGGCGAAGCGCGTCCATCACCGCTTCCACGCCCTTGACCACGACCCTCGGCGAGCCGATCCGCCAGTTCACCTCGCCCGTAGCGAAGGCGTGCGTCTTGATCTTGCCGCCCTTGGTCAGTTCCTCCCGGCGGGCCTCGCACCAGATCTGGATGCCGTTGAAGAGCCGGGCCTTTTCTTCCTGGAACGGGGCGGCTTTCTCCTCCCAGGTGCGCTTCATGATCGCGATCTCGTCGTTCATGTCGGCCGTGATCCGCGCCAGCTCGCGCTGGGCGATCCCGAATTTCTCGATCGCTTCCGCGACCTCTTCCCGGGTCTGCGGGACATACTCTGCCGCCTTGTTTCGACCTTTCGTTGCCGGTGCTGCGGTCATGCGCGGATCTCCTTTCGATTGGGGGTTCAGTGCACGAAGAACCGATCGGGCTCGGCGCACTGGCGGCACGCCCGCCAGTGGCGAAACTCGGCCGGATGACAGGTCGGGGCGGCGCGCTCCCGGTATTGACGGCAGCTCTCCGGGTCGATGTCCTTGCCGAGGAACGGACAGCGGATCGGCCCCAGTCCGTGCCGGAAGGTCTTCAGCACCTTCTCCGCAAGGTCTTTCCCCGATGCGTTGTATTTGCCCCGGCGGGCAAGGGAGACCGTCGTTCGGGAGACGCCCAGGATGTTCGCTACGGCTTGATCGCTTCCGTACTGTTCCACTGCGTTGACAAGGAGCTGTTCCCATTGGG